TGTTTCTGTTAAACCTTCTTCTATTTCTAATAAATCTGTAGTTAATTCATATAAAGTACTCATAATTTCCCTCCGTTTATGCTATAATTAGCTTAATTAAATTTTTTAATATTTATTTGAATTGAGCCTCACCCTAGGCTCTTTTCTTATATCTGCACATCTATAGGTCTATCTCTTTCAAGTTCTTCTTGTGTTATCATAAACTCCCTGAAATCAGTTGATGCTTCTAGCTCTATATCATGTTCCAACCCTTGTAATATATTTTGACTAGCAAATTTTACGGCTTCCCACCACATTAAACTACTATTGTTTTTTGTACCTTGCAATTTACTTATTTCTTTTTCAGCCTGTTTAATTTGACCCATTGCTATTAATCTAGCTGCTTCCATCTAAATACACCCCTTCACTTAATCTCTATTTTGTACTAATCCTACTAAACATATTGCAAATAAACCTACCATTATTAAAGCTGCCATTTTATTTCCTCCTAAGATAAAATTTTAATCTCATAATCACCATCTTGAATATCTTCTGTTATTAAGGCTTGATACTCCATACAGCCTCTACCTTCATCAAAGTATGCTAAATTTAATTCTTTTTCTGTTGCTACTACTACTATACAATCAATTTCAAAACCAAATCTTTTGCAATTTACTTTTACTGCATTCCCTACTTTAATTGTTTGTAAATCAAATTCTTTTGCTAATTCAACCATTATTTGACCTCCTTATTTTCGATTTCTTTTATGTAATTCCAAAGTATGTGTAATATCAAGGAATTTTTTGACATTCCTCTTTCTTCTGCTATTAATATTAATTTTGTATTTAAATCATATGGGATTCTTAATCCAGTTCTTACTCTATTTGCCAACATATTTGCCTCCTGTATTGTTATCTATGTGTTGCCTATCTTTAATACAAAGTATAACACTTTATTCTTATGTTGTCTATATGTTGCCTATATATTTTTTGTATTTATTTTTGTGATATAATTGTTGCCAAATAGACTACACAAAGGAGTTGATATTATGGCTAAAATGGGTACATATAAAAATCCTCATTTTGCAATTAGAATACCAAAAGAAAAACTTGATAAACTTAAATATATAGCTGAGTACAATGCTCGTTCAGCTAACAAAGAAATAGAATTTCTTGTTACTAAACATATAGAAATGTTTGAAAAAGAACATGGTCCTATACATTTGGATTCTGAATAAATTCTTGTAATATGCTTAATAAAATACTATTAAAACTTCTTCCTTTTTTACTCGCCTGCTTTTCTAATTTTTCTTTAAGTTCTTTAGGCAGGCGTATTGTTGTTTGCTCTCTTTGCATCTAATCACCTTTTTCTTTAATTATTTATAGCTTATTTTATTTTTAAATGTGCTGGTAAATATGTGTTAACTAACTCTATATCTCTTGTTAAAACACTTCTTTTTACTTTCTTATCTTTATTAAACTTCTTGTTATTTTTCTGCTCGTCATAGTATGTAATTCTAAATAACTTTTTGTCTTGTTCTACTTTGTAAACTTTGTTTTTATAAATTATTCTCATGCAATTACCCCTTTGTTGTATTTTTTAAGACCTTCAAAACTTGCTTTCTTATTATATTGCTTACAGAATTGTACATAAGCTATCAGTACTCTTACATTCAACTAAATCACCCCCTTTCTTTTTTTCAATACATTCCTATCTTTCATTGCATTTTTCATTACGTATTCTTCAAAAGAGATTAAATCTACTCTGTAACTTACTCCAACTTTGATGACTGTATATAAATTTTGTGCTTCTGCTTCTTTTATCATGTTTCTTGCTGTTACATCTGACACTTTCAAGTATTCTTTAAACTCTTTTAATGTAACTAAATTCATCCTTTTAATTCCTTCTCTATCTAAAAACATCTTGATGATGTCTGTTGTATCATCTCTTCGCATTAACTCTTGTACTAAGTCTTTTGTGTCTATGAATTGTAATGCTACACTCATTTTCAAACCTCCTTCTCATATTAATTGAATATCCTGTATTTAGTTTTCAAGGTACTGTCATGATTTAACCTAATTTTTGCTTAAATCACTTGATATTCCATATTTTAAAGCCATATCTTTTACAATAGCCACATACCCCTCTATTAGCTTCTTATCATCTTGTATTACATCTAAATTGTTAACTTTCTCTCTTTTAGATTCAGATACACCTTCTTCTGCCATCTTTCTTCTTTTATTGATTAATCTTCTATGCAAATCGACTCCAAATCTATTATCTAGTAACTCATAACTTTCTCTTCTAAGCATGTTTATATGTTCAAATCCACCTTGTTTTTTTGCTATCCTTGCAATTAGTTGTTGTGTATCTTTTCTCCAGTCGGTAGCATTTAATGAAACAACTTCTTTTATTGTTTTAACCTCTGTCTTTGCTTCTAAAGCAATGCTATTTGCTTGATTAACTTGTAGTCTTAAATCTTTCATTTCTTTTAAGCTTTCTATTAATACATCTTCTATACAAGTTGGTTTCTGTTGCTTAACTTTGAAATATGTTTCCTCTAAATTATCAAACTGCTCCCAAGCTTTATCAGTGTCCAATATTTTGCAGTGTCTATTTGCTCCTCTTTCAGTCCAAAGGTACATTTTTGAAGCAAATTTTAGGTTTTCATATTCTGTATGAATGCCTTTAAAATTCTTTAAATCATCACCTTGCAATAAAAAATAATGTTTACCTTCAATAAATCTCTCTTTATTATTATTAAAATTGTTACTTATATTTCTTACATCTGTTTCATATACATCTGCTAGTTGCTGTGTAGTTAAAACTCTTTCGTTATTTCTTTCTATTACTTGTAAGTTATTCATTTTATAATCCTCCTTACATCACTTTAAGTGATATTATTGTTTAAAAAAAATGTTCATATCTTCATTTGGGAATGTATTTTTAAATTTCTCCAAAAATCCTCTTCCTGGTTTTTTAAAATTTCCTTCTATCTTTGAATAATAAGACTTAGATATGCCTATTCTTTCAGCTAATTGCTTCTGGGTTAATCCTAAATTTTTTCTAAACTTTGATAACTCTTTCATGTTACACCTCGCCTTCACTATTTGTGATAAATCAATAATATCACTTTAAGTGAATATAGTCAAGGCTTTTTATCTCTTTTCGTGAAGTTTTTTAAAAAAAGATTTATTTGTATCACTAACAGTGATACAATCGTAGTATAAACATTACAAGGAGTGATATTATGTTTTCTAATAGATTAAGAGAATTACGAAAGCAAAAAGGTTTAACACAAATGGAATTGGCAAAATTATTAAATTGTTCTTTGAGTAAAATTGCAATGCTAGAAACAGATAAAAGAGACCCTGTTAAAGAAGATTTATTAAGATTTTCAGAAATTTTTGATGTATCCATTGATTATCTTTTAGGAAAAAATAATCTAGACTTAAATCCTCAATTAAACAAAGAAATGGAACAAGCTTTACACAAATTATATTCCTTAGATGAAGAGAACAGAAAAGCAATAGAGAAAATTATTGATAATGCTTACTATAAAATAATAAATGAAGAAAAATAAAAGAGCTTTTCACACTCTTTTATTTTTCTTATTATCAGCTTCATAATTGATTAATTTTATTATATATTCATATTTTTGTGGTTCTGTTTTAAATATCATCTCTAACTTATATTTATTAATCTTTAAATACTCGTCTTTCTTCAATTATACCATCCCCCTATTACAAGAACTTATGTTCTTATTTTTAGTTAAAAACTCCCCTGTAATATTTAATAAATCATGCTTATGTATACCCTTTGTATCCTTTAATTTTGTAACTTTTAAATCAGGCTATTCAGAATTGTCTTAGATAATTATCTTACTTACATAATAATACTTTTATTCTGTTCTTGCAATAAAAAACCCATAACTGTAATAAAAAAATCTATTTTTGTAGAATGATTGGTTATTTTTTATATTTTTGTGTATTATTAACTGAGTTTTTTATTATATTTTTTTATTAAAGCATCTTTTTATAATATTTTTTATTATTTAATTTTAATATTTTTATTTTACTTTTTATAACCTGTAAATATAGTATTCTTTTCAAAACTATTTAATTCTATGTTTTTTCCTAATATACATAGCATTTATACAGAAAGTTTTATATACTTAAATTGTTATTGTCACAAGCTAGAATACACTAGAAATTAATTAAATACAAAAGGAGTAATTTTTTATGAGCATTTTGAATCTATTTAGAAAAAATAAAAACAAAAATAATGTTGATTGCAATGAAAAATCGAACGAATCAAAACAAAGCTATAATGATAGTACTACACTTTCACTAGAATGTAATTCTAATTCACCTCATAACATAGAAGTAAAAAATGAAATTAATAAAGTGCTGAATGTAAGTTGTAATGATACAACAAATTTATATGAATTAGAAAAACAAGCAAGAGAAAAATCAGATGCTTTATATGATATACATACTAATAGTATTAATAAGTTTAACCCACAAAACAATATATTAGAAACAGATACTAAACCACTTACATCAATAGAAAAATCTTTCCTAAAATACATAATTGGAGAAAATATATACGAGCCTTATATAGCAACCTATTGGACATATGAATATAATATTAACTATTCATATTTAATTTCTAAGTTTTTCAACATGGATTATCTTAAGATTTCAAATTACATTGAAGACCTTACTAAGTTAACAGTTTCGGAATTGAAAGAAATATTAAAATCTAATAATATTAAATCAACTGGTAAAAAGGCTGAATTAATAGAAAGGATAGAAAAAGAAATCTCATGCAAAGATTTATCTAATTTTTTTAATAGCTCCAACAAATATTATGCTTTAACAGATAAAGGAAAAGAACTGTTGAAAGATGTGCGTAAATCTGTTACTAAAAATACTGACCTAGAAGACCAGTGTTTAGAATTAATTTATATTGATAAATATGAGGAAGCATATGACTTAATTTGTAAATATGAATCCTCTAAAAATATCCAAAGAGGAATTAATATAAACTGGGAAAATCATAAAATTACACCTATGAAAATTGAGTCTTACAAAGCCATAAAGGAATTAGATATAAATTTAAAAGACACACTTTTAGATAACATAATTAAATCATCCTATATACTTTGTGATATGTTAGGAAATAACTCCAAAACTTCTATATTAGTAAAACGTTTGGCAGGAGAAAAAATTGATAATATCGAAATTAATAATGCTATAAATAGTATAAATGATGTAATATACAATCACTCTACTATAACATATAACGCAAATGATAGTATTAATAATAAAAATTTACATTATATGGATATTGTTAAAAATAACAAATCAATACCGTTCGAAGTTAATAATAAAAATTACAACTTCAAAATTAATGAAAATGAAATCTACTTTTTTAATATACTTAAAATTAAAATGTACGAAAATGAATTAAAAAATAATTTTGTCTTTGATAGAATGTCAGATGGAGCATTTAATGTATTTGATACTTCAGACAACTTCATTGGTAAAGTTAAATTGCAAGGTAGAAAAAAATGGATAATGTACATGAAAAATGAATTTGGTTCAGAACATATTTATGGCGAATTAATTCACTTAATCGATGGTATTGATGCTTGGATTAAATATTCAAAGGAGTATCTAAAATAATAAAAGAGCTACTTAAAATGATTAAAACTAATTTTAAGTGGCTTTTCCTTATGCTCAAAATACTGATAACATACTTTTATAAGAATGTTATATTATTTTTCTAATTTCTGTTAACATACCTTTATAATCCAACTAAATTCTTTTAAATAACTACCATTTTGTTTTATTTTTACCTTTTTTTGCAAATATATGGAAATTGCACATAAAATTTTATATACTTAAATTATTATTATCATAAAGTAGAACAAAAAATAAAAAAGGAGTTTTGATATGAACAATGAAAATGAACAGTTAAAAAGTGATTTACTCATCAACGATGAAAAAATCAAAAATCTTAATTTCAAGATACCCTGGTATTATTCTTTATGGACTATATCCATACTAATTCTTTCTACGTTTTCAACATACTCTATATCATTTATAGTTGCAATAATATTCTTATTTAAAAGAAATAAGATAATGAAAAAACATAAAGATAGCATTAGTATACTATTATCTGATGTCGAAAAAATCAATAATAAATATATTTTATTAAATGATGAAATTAAAATGAAAGAAAAACACTTTGAAGATTTATGTGAATCAAATGAAAATAAGTTAAAAGAATTATCCAATCTATTAGACAAAAAGAAAGTTGAAATTGATAAATTTGATTCAGAAAACCAAGATAAATTTAAACTTATCGAAGAACTAAAAATAGAAAAAGAAAGACTTGATAATCTTATAAAAGATAAAAATATACTTAAAGATAATATTAATACTTTAAATTCTCATTTAGAAGAATTAAAAAATGAAAGGGAAGAGCTTAGAGATATAAACACAACTTTAAAAAATAAAAAAGAAGAGCTAAAAAGATTATCAGAAGAATTAATACAGACTGAAGATGAGGTTCTGCTTCAATCATTTGGATTATATAATCCAAAATATGATTTTGAAAACTCTGATGAATATATGGAAAAATTAAAAGAAATAAGAGAAATGCAAAAACTATTAATAAGAAATAAAACAGGTGTAAAATATTCTGATTCTTGGACTGTTGATGGAAGTGTTCAAAAAGGTAGAACTATGACTAATCAAAATATTAAAACAGCTCTTAAACTCTTCAATAGTGAGTGCGACATTGCTATGTCAAAAGTTAGTTTTAAAAATATTGATTCTATAGAAAAAAGAATACGAAAAGCATTTACTGATACAAATAAATTAAATACTTCAAATAAGGTTTCTATAAAAGAAAACTATCTTAATTTGAAAATAGATGAGCTTTATTTATATTATGAATACCTTCAAATGAAAGAAGAGGAAAAAGAAGAACAAAGAGCTTTGAGAGAACAAATGAAAGAAGAAGCTCTTGTTCAAAAAGAAATTGAAAATCAGAAAAGAAAACTAAAAAAAGAAGAATTACAATTCAAGAATGAATTACTTAGACTAAAATCAACTATCCCAGAAGATGAAAATGATAAATTAGAATGGGAACAAAAAATTAATTCTATAGAAGAAAAACTAGCTTTGCTATCAAAAGATTTAGATGATGTATTAAATAGAGAACAAAATACAAGAGCAGGACATGTATACATAATCTCCAATATTGGTAGTTTTGGAGAAAATATATATAAAATAGGAGTAACTAGAAGATTAGACCCAACTGAGAGAATAAATGAATTAAGTAGTGCATCAGTTCCTTTTAAATATGATATACATGCGACTATATTTAGTGAAGATGCACCTAAATTAGAATCAGCTTTACATAAAGCTTTTGATAATAAGAGAGTTAACAAGGTAAATAATAGAAAGGAATTCTTCAAAGTTACGCTTGATGAAATAAGAACAGAAGTTGAGAAAAATTTCGATAAGACTGTGGAATATACAAAATTGGCAGAAGCACAAGAATATAGACAAACATTAAAAATACAAGAATTAAATAATAAATTAGCTTAAATATATTCAAACAATTATACTTTAATAAAATATTATTTTTGAATATCTATACCAATTTGTGATATAATAATAGCAAGGAGATAAAATTTACTTTGTAAAAGGTGAATTTCTCTAATTGATTAGAATTTAAAAGTTATTTCTTTAAATCACCCTTATTGGCGTTTGGGTGATTTTTTATTTTGTCATATATGAAGGCTGATACAATACCAGCTACTATACTCAATAAAAAGTTAATTAACATATAAATTCACCTCCTTCCTATATTGGAATTTGGCGTTTATATGAGAAAATCACCCTTCGCTTTTCAATTTTATTTTCCTTGCTAAAAATATTATAACATATAATTCTTACATATTTTACCTATATATTACTTTTTTAAAGATTCGTCTATATATTTCTGTATACATCTACTCTATCCTCGAATAGAATTTATAACTTAGATTTGATATAATAAAACCATAGTTATTCAATATATTTTAAACATGAATAATACTTATAAAGGAGTGTACATATATGAATATCAAATCAGCTTTTATAAGAAAAAGAGGCGAAAAATTTCATGTATATGTGGAGTACATAGAAGAAATGACTGGCAAGATAAAACAGAAAAGTTATGGGAGCTATGAAAAGAAAAAGGATGCTGAAAAACATTTAATTGAAATAAAGTCTACTATAAACAATAACAAGTTTATAACTCCAAACAAAACAACTCTTGTAGAGAGATGCTATAAGTACATAATGACAAATGAAAATAATTGGTCTCCTTATACAGTTATAAATAGGAAATCTTGGGTTAAGAATTATATAGAACCTTTTTTTAAAGATACAAAACTTATAGATATAAATCCTAGCTTACTTCAATTCTTTATAAATAAAAGTTTCAATAATTCTACTTCCTCAAGTGCAAAAGTCAGATATAATTTTCTATCTTCTGTTTTAAAAGAGGCTTATAGACTAAAAGAAATATCTGAAAATCCTTGTGATTTTGTAAAATTACCAGCTAAAAATGTTACATCTGAAATTGAAATATATAATAGGGAAGAAACATTATTGTTAATAGAAAAGTTAAATAATAGCATAATAGAAATGCCTATTTTATTAATGTTGCTTTTAGGTTTAAGAATCGGAGAAGTAGCTGGTCTAAAATGGTCTGATGTTGATTTAGATAATAGTATAATAAATATTAATCAAATTCTTATATATGCAAACAGCAAGATAACTTTTAAAGAACCAAAAACAGAAAAATCAAAAAGAACCTTGTCAGTTCCAAAAGAATTAATTGAAAAATTAAAAATAGAAAAATTAAAACAAAACAAAATGAAATTACAAGGTACACTTGAAAATGAAAATAATTTAGTATGTTTAAATACAAATTTAAAACCTTGGATACCAACTGCATTAAGTAAAACTTTTCATAACTTTATTAAAAGAAATAATTTAAGAAATATTAGAGTACATGATTTAAGACATACAAACGCAAGTTTGCTTTTGCTAGGAGGTACTAATATGAAAGTTGTTTCAGAAAGATTAGGTCATACAGATATAAAAATAACTATGAATAGATATTCTCATGTGCTTGAAGAAATGGATAAAGAAGCTTCTGACAATCTAAGCAAACTTCTATTTAAATAG